GAACATAAAAATATAGATAATCAAATTCAAAAATTAAAATCTATGAAAAGTAAAGTTAAAGCAGCAACTGGTGGCTATATGGATGGAAATCAAATAGCAGAAGAAACACCATTAGCTTTAAATATTGGTGGTGCAGTTGGAAGAAGAGAAGAAAGAAAAGAATATCAAGCATATGCTGAAGGTGATATGGTAGAAGATGAATCTTTATTAGCACCTATGGGTATGGAAGAAGAAAATGCAATAGCAGAAACTGATATGGAAATGACTGCTGAAGATGATATGGAAGATGATATGGATTATGATTCAGTATTAGATACTTCAATGTTATCAGAAGAAGAAGAAAATTTATTAGATGAAGCAGTAGAAATGCATCCAGAATTAGAAGCAATTATTCCAAAGATAGTTGCAACAGAATTTACAGAAGATGAATTAGTAGAAGGACCAGGAGATGGAACTTCAGATTCAATTCCAGCACTTTTATCAGATGGAGAATTTGTATTTACAGCCAAAGCAGTTAAGAATATTGGTGTAGACAAATTAAGAAAAATGATGAAACAAGCAGAAGAAAGTTATGATGCTGGACAAGTAAGTCAAGAAGAAAATGCTGCAATGTCAGCAAATGATTCTTTATTGGCATAACAGAATTTTTAGAGTGGTACTCTAAAGATAAACAAGCTACCTTATATTTATATAAGCCCTTGTAGCTTTGTTTTCAATCAATAACCAAAATTTAGCTACCTTCACAGTTAAAGAAGCCCTAAAGGAGGACACATGAAAGAAGACGAAGGAAAAACTAAGGAAGTCGAAGCGAATCCTTATAACAGAAATAAGTCATGGCATACAGAAGATATTATGCCTACGAATTTTATTTCTGCAGATAGTGGACCAGCAGATGCCAACACCGACCCTAGAGGTTTAGTTAGAGATGCTACTGATAGTAATATCAACCCTGATACTAACAAACAAATAGATTCGGCTACTTCGGATAAGTCTTTACAAGAATCAGCACTTAATACTGCTGAGACTAAAGCTTATACAAAAGTTGACTACAAAAAAAGATACGATGACCTAAAGAAGTATTATGATAGGAAATTAGGTGATTGGAATGCTAAAGAAGGAGACCTTAAAGCACAGCTTAAAGCAAACCGACCAAAGTATACTCCACCAAAATCTGAAGAAGAATTAAAAGTCTTCAAAGAAGAATATCCTGACATATATGGAGTTGTGGAAACTGTATCTCACTTGCAATCTCGTAATGAGATGACAAGCTTACAAGAGGAAGTTGAAGCTCTTAAGAAAAAGAATGATTCTTTGGCAGCTCGTGAAGCTCAATTAGAGTTATCGAAATACCATCCAGACTTTAATGATATTAAAGAATCGGATGACTTTCATAACTGGGCAGATGAACAGCCAATGGAAATTAAATCTTGGATTTATGAGAACAACAACAATGGTAAACTTGCAGCAAGAGCAGTCGACCTGTACAAGAAAGACCGAGGACTTGGATTAGATAAAAAAACTACTACTGAGAATAGGCAACCAAAAGAAGGTGCTGATTTGCTAGTTAAAACTAGAGAACAAGTTGGACAACCTACTGGACAGAAGCCAGTTTTCAAAACTTCAGATATTCAAAAGATGTCTGTCGATGAGTTTGAAAGATATGAGAAAGATATTTTGACAGCTCAAGCAGAAGGTAGAGTTATAAAAGATTAACTTTATTTTCATTTTTATCAACAAGTAAACAAATAAGGAAATAATTATGGCACACTTTGCAGGAGGTTCTACTACTAACTTTGGTGGACAGAACCCTTCAGGAACACAGGCAAATTCGTTTTTTGTTCCAGAAATATATAGTAAAAAAGTATGGATTGCTTTAAGAAGAGCATCTACAGTCGAAGCAGTTTGTAACACAGACTACATGGGCGAAATCAAATCATTCGGTGATACAGTAAATATCGTGAAAGAACCACAAATGTCTGTGGCAGCTTACACTAGAGGTTTAGCTACTTCTAATACTGCTATTACTGACCATGAATTAGTGTTGACTATTGACAAAGCTAACTACTTTAGTTTTGCAATCGATTCTTTAGAGAAAAGATTTAGTCACATTAACTTCGCTGATATTGCTTCAAACAATGCAGCTTACAAACTAAAAGATACAATGGATGCAGAAGTATTAGAACATATGTATGATGAAGCTATCGGTTCAGGTTCACAAGCAGACTCTCTTACTCCTATTAAAGCATCAGGTGGTGTAGCAGCAGCTCAAGCTATCTTTGGTTCAGTAGCAACTCCTATTGATATAGGACACGCAAGTGGTGAAGTTGACCCTCTTAACTTTATGAGTTCATGCTCACAAGTTATGGATGAGAAAGCTAACCCTGAAGAAAATAGATGGTTCGTAGCAGCTCCTAAGTTCTACAATGAACTAGCAGATACTTCATCTAAACTTCTATCAATTGACTTTAATGCAGGTAAAGGTTCATTAAGAAATGGACTTGTTGCATCTGGTTTAATTAGAGGTTTCGCTATGTACAAATCAAACAACTTGAAAACACAACAAGTTGGTGGTGGTTCTGGACCTACTGAAGCAGTAGTTCAGTTCGGTCACATGAGAAGTACTTCTTGTGCGAATGCGATGAACACAGTTGAATCTTTCAGAAGTCCAACTACATTTGCTGACCAAGTAAGAGGTCTTCATGTATATGGAAGAAAAGTTCTTGAGAAATTATCAGTTGGTGCTGGTATTATCAAAATAGACTAATCAATAATCAAATGTTAGGGGGAGCAATCCCCCTTTCATCTATTAAATATAAAGGAATATTAAAATGAATATAAAAGAACATATACCACATTTTGTGGCAGAACATAAAAAAGCAATAGCAGTAGCTGTTGTTGTTTTAGTTATTGCAATAATATTATAAGGAATTTTATGGGATTAATGTCATCTCCTGCATGGACAAGGAAAGAAGGCAAAAACCCTAAAGGTGGTTTAAATGCTAAAGGTAGAGCATCTTACAATAAAGGTAGAACTAAAACAGGTAAGAAAAGAAATCTTAAAGCACCTAGTAAAGTTAAGGGAAACAAAAGAAGAAAAAGCTTTTGTGCAAGAATGAAAGGAATGAAAAAGAAATTGACTTCCAAGAAAACTGCTAGAGACCCTAACTCAAGAATTAACAAATCATTAAGGGCATGGAACTGTTAAATGGCAAAAGATTATAAAACATTAGTAAATGAATTATTAGTAGAATTAAATGAACCAGAAGTTACAACAGTAGCTTCAGCAGTTGGAATACAAAAACAAGTAGCTAATGTAGTTAATAGAGCTTACTTTGATATTGTTGATGCTGTTGATGATTGGTCATGGTTAAGTTCAGATGTACCTGATGACCCTTACTATGGAAATACAATAGTACCAACAGTTGTAGGTCAAAGATTTTATTTATTAAAAGCTGGGTCAGCTAATATTGATGCAGATTTTGATTCAGTAAATTGGGATATGTTTACTTTAGTAGATACAAATGCTCCATTTACAATTAATAAATTACCTTTTACAACTCTAACAGAATGGAGAAGTAATTATGCAAAAGCTGAAGAAGCTGCAGCTAGAACAAATAATTATGGAACACCATTAAGAGTTATAAGAAGTTCAGATGGTAGAAGATTTGGATTATCTCCTATACCAGATAAAGTTTATAATATTCATTTCTTTGCTTATAATAGACCTAGTGCTTTATCAGCAGATACAGATACAGTTTTATTCCCAGAACAATACAAACCAGTTTTACTAGCAAGAGCTAGATATTACTTATATCAATTTAAAGATAACATTGCACAATCACAATTAGCTTTAGATGAATATAAAAAAGGATTACAAAATATGGCTGATAATTTAAATTCACCACAGCCACAATATATGTCAGATGTAAGGTTTACTTACTTACTACCATAGGATAAAAAATTATGCCAACACAAGGAGCTTCTATTACAGTTGCAGGAGGATTAGATTTAGTATCAAGTTCTCATGCATTATTTAGAACACCTGGTGCAGCAACTATATTAGAAAA